ACATGGCGACCGTATCGGACTCATCGGGAGAATGTCCTTCCTTCATAAACTTCTTCAATTTTTTCTTCTCCAGGATCTTCATCTTCGATGCCGAATAGTCACAGCGTATTTCGCTTAACTGGTCAACGAGATCGGGATCGTTCGGAATCGAGATCAGCCCCTTCTCGAATGCCTCCCGGAGACGGTCATACGCCTCGGCGCGTTTGTTCAGATATTTATCGGTATTATCGGCAGTCCGTCGCACGTCTGCGGCCTGCACGACAGCCCCCTTGAGTTGTCGCAGTTGGCCTTCTACGGCCCAGCCGATCCCAATCGTATCGACAAAGAAGACATCGGGCCGCTCGGCGTCAATGTCATTGCCTGCCCATCCCACCAAGACCGCCGACTCAGGCGACACCATCCGTTTCAGCGGATAGACCTTATACCCGCGTCGAGTGGCAATGATGCTCTTATCTCCTCCGGCGCCACAGTCCAACGCCTTCACCAGCGGTTCCCGCTCATACCCTTCGATCTCCCTGTCTACCGCCTCCTGTATCCAGTCCCACGGGATCAAGGTCTGCACGTCAGTAATCGGCGGCAGGCCCAACACCCTGACCCGATAGGGATTGCTATCCCTCCCGTGCTTCTCCAGAAGCCGTTCGATCACCGACTCATTACGAATCTCAGAATCTTCCGCGTTCCAGCGCTGCGTGATCCAGTACGCGCTATCCTCTTCGTGGGTCCTGATGGCGTAGCCCGTGGCCCGCGTGGGATTGAAGATCATCACCATGAAATTGCACAGGCCTGTCAACGTGCCCTCAAACGGCTGGAACTCGGCATCCGTCATGCCGGAGGCTTCGTCCACCGCCACCATCAGATAATCTTCATGGATTCCTGCCGACCCTTCCGTCTGCTCCTGCTCCGTCGCCTTCGGATTACTGGTCTTCGGGAACGCTAACCAGCGCCGTCCCTGGACCTGTGCCGGCAGATCGACATAGAACAACTTATCCGCTTGAAGCTTCAACCATGAGGCGATGAGTGAGGTCTGCAGCCACTTCGCAATCTCTGACCAGAGGACCTTCTGTATCTGATCCGCTGAGACCGACGTACACGGCACCTTCGCGTAGGGATGGAAGGTCACAAACCAGAGGATGATCCACGCCATCCAGGCATCCTTACCAATCCCCTTCCCAGCCATAATGGAGATCCCGAGTTTCTTCGCAAGTCTCTGCTGCTCCTCCGTCGCATCCCCTCGATGCACCGCTAGTTTCGCCTGCACGAGGTCTCGCACCGCAATCGTCCCCTCCACTTGCTGCGTCGTCATTCTCACCATCGTCTTATTCGCCGCATTGTAGGGGTCAAGAATCGCTTGCTGAATACACAAGAGGGGATCATGCCGCCAGGACGCGAGCATATCCGCTTCCGTTCTCACGGCTTTAGGCGCATCGGGATTATTATCAGGACGGGTAGAGCGTCTACGGGTGCGAGGGGGAAGCGTTGCTGTCGTCATGCCTTCACGAACACGAGCATGTCAACACCCCCCCGCCTGTAAGGTACTAAGTACTTTCTTATATCCCCCCCCCTGTAACAGTGACGTTGTGGGATACATTTGCATCATGCTGTGGTGAGTGTGCATCACAGCACGAAAACAGAGAGAGACCTTTTGTAGGAGGGCTGGGAGAAACGGGGTTAGAGTATCTTCTCGCGTGATCATTTGGCCCATGCCCCCCCTATCTTGTTGGTTGGTGAGCCCGCTCTAACTCGGCTGCTTCTCTTCGCCTGTCTGCCTTACCTGTTTCACCTAACGTCATATAATGTATAATCTGTAACCTTGCGCCTACATATAGTAGGTACTAAGTATGTGATTACAGAGTGATTGCCGGTAAACCTATCAAACACTGTGATTATGTGGCACGCTATCATTGGGACTAACTACCAGATCTAGTGCGCTGGTCGATAAGTACCAGTATTTGAGTCAGACCACTTTGACCCGGAGACTGGCTTGCAGCGCGGCTACGCAGGTAGTGGTCATGGGCTATTCCCGCGCATAACATAGCCTGATATGGGTGTAGGTCTTGTATACGTTCGATCGAATGTCCTAGAAATCGATCCGACGCGACCAATAACCTACTCTGTATCCGCTCTTTGACCATCTCATACTCTGCCGGCGCCATGTCGAGCTTACTAGCCTCAAACGCTGTACCAACACTTATTCCCATCTCTTGCGCGGCCGCTCTTACCGTCACGCCAGATTGTATCAGCGCAGCAGCAGCAGCTTTTTTCGCGTTCGATACTTTTCGACTGGGTTTTGTTCGCGCTACGTTCATATTATCCCTTTGCTGATAAGGCTTAGCAAGCTCCATCCTTCGGATGTCTTGCTTCCACTTGCTCTATATTTCACAAAGTCAGATACCTTGTCAAGAACTATTTTTCACAAGCCAGTAAGTGTGCGATTCGGCTAAGGTGGGTAGGTACGATTTTGCTTGACCGCATATGGGTTAGCGGCAAAACCTGTAAAAGATTGTGAAATGTTTCACAGCTCAACTATCCGATCCGCGTAGATACTACATTCCATGCTTCCGAAGGATTTCACAAGCTCCTCAGTCTTCACGCTTGCACCATATTTCACAACTCATACCTTAGACCTGCGTGGATGCTGCATAGCTATAAGTATTTTACCTTGACCCTTATATTTCTTTCTCCATGTTTCCGCGCACTTACACACTTCCAACCATTTCACAAGCCCACTTTTAAGCTTGTGATCCTTGTACCATCTTATAAATCAATCATTTAGCTTAGGCTTGACATATTATGATAATAATATATATTAGAGGCAGAAAGGAGAAAGAACCAATGAGAACACAAGTATGTTGTAAACGATGCCAACACAGATGGTTCCCGCGTATTACCGGAAGACCAAAACAATGCCCCGGGTGCAAAGCTACACAATGGGATATGGCAGTGGTCCGGATGATCTACGCTATTTATGACCCTGTAATCATGCAGTATGTGTATGTTGGACAAACACGCTCTCCATTACAACGATATATGGCTCATTCAGCAGGAAGCACGGGAACAAACAACCGGGCGCTCACCGCGTATTGTCGCCGATTGCGAGAAGAGGGCTCACCGCTTTATATGACGTTATTGGAAGCTATTGACGTAGCAAAGGTGCATGCGCGAGAACGCTGGTGGATCCTCCACTTACTAAAGTTAGGGCACCCACTTCTAAACGTTAAGCCAATGGGAGGAGCTTATCAACAAGCCGCAAGCTTTACTTGAGCGATGGTGGCCCCGGATCAACTTGGAGTAGACGAGCGTGATTGAGCCGACGCGGACCAAGTGAGGCTAACGGGGTGAGAGCGGCAGAACAACAACCAACGAAGGAGTAAGGACGATGAACGAGAAGACGGTACGAGTAGAATTCCCCTTGGGTGAAGTCAGTAACCTTGGCATGTTGGTCAGCCTTGGCATGATCCCAAAACCTGAAATTGATACCAAGGGGATAACTGGCAAAGAGAAGTGGAACGCGCAAGGGCTCGAAGGAAAAGCCTATGTGAATGTCAAACGAGCGGTAGCGGACCTGATAGTGAATAGGCTAACAAGGCTCAGAAGCCGTATTGTCTAGCGGAAGGACAACAACGGAACGCGGAGGGAAGGACCATGAACGTCACGATAGCTACCAAGCGCATTGAATATGTCTACCCAACAAGCTCGGCAGCCGAGCAATATGGCTACGGCCATGCAGGATGCTACACAATATCAATCATACATCGGCCAGGCGCTGTTGGGGTCACTGTTGACGCTTATCCAACCTACGATGCAGCAAAGGCGGCGGCTGATACGTTACCAATGGCCTACAACGCTTATACACGTTAACAGCCCCACGGGGCGAAAGGAAAGATGACGATGAAAGCATATTTGCAGGAAGGCCGCCTCTTGAAGGTTTACACCGGCGGTTCACATGAGGTATTCCATGTCGTCTTTCCTCCACAAACAGGGGAGGAACACCAGCACCACCACATCAAATATGATTACGAGTCACGCGAATTGTTCGGGCAAGAACCCTGCTGGCACACAATTAAAAACCCCTGTCCGGCTATTGAACAACTACAGCGCGAATCCTAACCCTAACCAAGAGCACATGAAAGGGTACAGAGCCTAACCCACACCCGCTCAGGTCCGACCCCTGAGCATGGAGGAATGAGCCATGACCTATACATGGGAGGACGACGATCGCGACCGCGCTGAGCTCAGTTTTTGTCCCTACTGTGGTGTGGAGATGAAGGATCAACCCTATGTATGGATGTACGAGCGGATCGAACGACGCAACGGACTGGACAAGTTCTATCAAACGTTTATCGGTCGTGAAACATGCGATCCTTTGCGACCGGAAGTGTACCAGTTAGGAAGGATTTTTACTCGGAAGGCGAACGCAGAGCGATTTTGCAAGCTCGCAAATAGGCAGCGCGACAAGGTGACGCCATGACATTACAGACGTATGGCAAGGCGATCGTGAATATCTACAATCAAGGCAAGCCCTACGTAGAACATACTATCCTAGCGTGGTGTGACGATCCACAAACAGGAGCAAAGAAGCTCCTTCAAGCGCATAATCTCAACGAAGATCGCCATTACAAAGCCTCAGCACGAGCGTATGCAGAACTCGAAACCCTGCCGGCTTGGGAATGGGATACTACCCTAGACTGGTGGGATGACGACAACCCTGACCGTCCACGGCCAGAAAAGGAGACGCCATGAACCCTGAGAGAATCTACAGCGACGAATACACAGGCCCACGCTGGACCTATGCGCTCCGCTACCGACCCATGCAAATAGGGGCGCAACCAGCAGGGTATATTATCGGCAGTGGTGGACCGGCAGTAGGACGGGCGCGGTATGGCACGATACAATACCCAAGGCAATTGGCACCAGGGGAGCTTAGTGATTTCGAGCTTGAGCAGGTGACGCCATGACAACCTACAAGATCACGACATTTAAGGTGAGTCTCCAGGTATCCGAGGATATCCCGAAAAAAACATCCTCGCCCAAAGAGTCGGCTGCCCTACTTCGCGCCATCTATGCCGACCTTGACGCGGCTCAGGAGCATTTTTGCTTGCTAGCGCTAGACGGTAGTTACCGCGTAACAGGCTACAAGGTCCTCTTTTACGGTGGCATGACGAGCGCCAGCATAGACCTCAAGCTTCTCTTTCGGGCGGCCCTTGCGCTTGGCGGTCCGGCGATCATCGTTGCCCATAACCACCCGTCCGGCAATCCAAAGCCAAGCCCTGAAGATGTTCTTGTCACCAAATTGATTTCCGACGCTGCTTTTCTGTTAGACTTTAAGCTCCTTGACCACATCATCCTTGGCGAGGCGCAGGGGTTCTACTCATTCGCCGATGAAGGGAGGTTATAGGCCATGAAACTCCTCGGCATAATCTTCTACCTTAGCGCGACGACCTGGGCAATCTCAATCCTGTGGCCGCTCTACTCGTTGGCTATACAGGGATTTACACAGATAGGAAGGCTACTGCCATGAAAGCAAGGTATGCAATATGTCCCACGTGTAACGCGAGTGTACGTATTCCTGAAGTCCCAGTGAGGCGTACAGGGTTTTTGACGTGTCCCACAAACAGGGGTCACATGGCCCCATATACGCCAAGCGCAAGAAAACAATATTACCCGATGACGGGCCACTATGGCCCAGATGGAGTAGGACGATGACACTCTTAGGCCACCTCTCCACCTGGCTCTTGATCGGTCTCACGTGGCTAATCTTATCACTTATCGCTAGCCTTGCCTTTGGCCTAATCGCCCGCATGGGCAAGGGAAAGGAGCAAGAACAATGAAATTTGAACTGGAACTCACGCTGGGAAACGAGGCAATGGTAAGCGGCGAGGATATCGCTTGGGCGCTACGGAACTTGGCCGACAAGCTGGAGCGGACCTACGGGTGCGCGGACATGGAAACCGAGGACAAGGGGCGCGTGAGAGACCTGAACGGGAACACAGTCGGAACCTGGCGAACCGTCACAGACTGAAAGGAATGAGGAAAATGATCGCCATACAGGTAACCTTTGCTGACGGCTATAGCCTCATCACGAACATGAACGGCACCATAGAAGAGGCCCGAGCCTACTACCTCGGCCAAGAATTTCAGTTCGGCGACACAGAGGAGCACCCTAGAGACCGGATGGTCAGGGCGGTAGCGGTGGAACAGGTGACAACATGACAACCCCAGCGACCATCACCCTCCCCCTGCTCGTCTGCCTGCGCTGCGGGCATGGGGACACGTGCGACGGGGGACATTGTAAGCATCGTGTCCCGAAGCGCTGGATACAGAGGGGGATTGAGCGACCTGGGCAGTGTCCGAGTTGCCATAGTTGTTGGTGGGATAGGCCACGGAGGGCCAGAAAGGATGAGGGGAAATGAGACTACTCCCAAGTGAAATAGCGGTAGCAGCAGAACGAACAAAGAAGGAATTGAAAGAGGGGAGATTTGTGCGAATAGTTAAGCCTCACAGCAACAAAGCCCTCACCCTCCAACGTGACAGCGGTCGGCTGTTTTTTCGCCGCGAAGATGGAGAGGAAGATGGAGAGTGGGAGGAGATTGAGGAGACGGAGGCGTTACGGCTGATAGATGATTGCGCCGACTGGCTCTGAGGCAACGCCGTGACCCCCGCTGAGGCAGTCGGCATAATCCTGATTGTGGTGACGCTCATCCGTGTCGCCCTGGCGATACGTGGGCCGAGGAGGGAGTGACCGTGACGAAGGAAGAGATTCGCGAAGAAGAAGGCCATTGGTGCTATGTCACCGGCTTTGGCTACACCTGCTCGACCTGCCAGGAGCGGGCAAGGTGCGAGGAGAAGCTGGAAACAGAGGAGACGGGGGAGATGAGGACCCCCAAGGAGTAGCCGGAGGGGAGGGGAGTCATATCTAAAAACTCCCGCTCTTCCCTTCTTGTTTTATAACCACTTCCATGTTCTAAAATGAACAATGTCATAGATATTTTTAGTATCCACCTTAAACTGTTGTCCTAATTTACGCTTAGAATGTTTTCCGGTTTGATATAATATCCGAATCCGTTGAACCTGTTGAAACGTGAGTTTAGTTTGACCATTTCTTTCTCCTTTAGCAATTCGTTCTGGGTGTGTCTGCGATCCGTGTTGTTCGCCTCTTGCTCTTCGTTCTGGATACAATCTAGACCAATGATTATCTCCGACCTTCGCTCTTCCCTTGGCAATACAATCCCGCATATTGTCTGTATGGGTTCCTAAAAATAAGTGTCCAATATTTACACATAAGGGATTGTCGCAAGTATGAAGAACGTAAAGGTTGTCTGGAATTGATCCATGATGAATCTCCCATGAGCAGCGATGGGCGCCGCATTCTTTGTTTTGTATTTTAAGCTTTCCATAGCCTCCCCCGTCCTTCCTGCCCGTCCAAACCCAACACCCGTCGGTCTTATTAACCTTCGCCCAAAATCTTTCCTCTGTAGTCATAGCGCCACCGGCCCCCCTTTCCCATGCTCTGCTTTATGACATCGCTCGCAATAGATTCGCAATTTATCCGCCTCGCAGAATAGCCGCTCCGCGAACCCCGCCATATCGGCCCACGACTTGAGCGATCCACACGGGATGATATGATCGGCCTGCATATCGTCCCGCTTGAACCACTGGCCACAACTGGCACATTGAAACTCCCATTTCAGACGCTTGTTGGCGCTCTGGCTAGGGCGACGGGAGGCTAACCAGACATGCCGAACCAGCGGGGGCCACCGCCTTGACATTTGGCGCAAGCCGGAGCGGAGGAACGACCAGAACGCGGCCTCCGTCCATTCGCCCCCAGCACGAGTCCGAGGGACACGGGAGGTCTTGGGTTTCCTGGACTGACGCTTTTTGTCACTTATCGTTTTACGCATGGTTTTTGACGGGAGAATCGTTCGCCTTGGTCGTACTACCTTTTTCGACTCTTTTTCCTTTCTGGAACGGTTTTCCTCGAAATACTCGCGGGTTTTTGCTAGGAACTCTCACCTTCCGAAACCCAATTTGCTTCATCCCACCCGTAAATCGGCGGTAGGGGTCGGAATCTGACCGCGTGACCTCCTTAAATCCCATCCTCGTCAGTCGGCCAGCCATACCCCGATTGTTGGTATCGACTCGGACCTCTTCCATATCGTGATCGATCAAGATTGCTGTTTCTCGAATGTCAGCCATACGGCCTCCTTTTGTGTTTCCATGCTTCAGATACACTCCCCGCCGCTCCCCCTCCAGTCTCGACAGCGTAAGCGGTGGCACCCCATAGCGGATCATTCGCCTAACACCCGGCGCAGCGTATCTCGCGCCGTCACCGCCATGCTCCAATACGCTCCACCGGCCCGCCACTCCCGCTCTTCCTCATCAATCTCCCGCTGATGCTCTGCAATCCACTCCCGTATCTCCTGCTCGGTTTTCATGCTCGCACCCCTGCCATCACCAACCATTTCCCTCGCCTCGTTTTCATTGGCGCCCCCCGCTGTTTGAGCTGCCTCAGCGCCATCTTTACCGCGTGTGTATCACAGAGTTTCCCCTCCGCCGTGACGCCGCACACCCCACACCGGCCCTCTGCGCTCTTCCGCTTCTGCCATTTGCGTTGGCGGCTGATTTTTAACTGCGTGAACTCGTCCTGGATCAGCTTGCGGCTGCTCTTCACCATGTCGCTCATGGTTCGCGCTCCTCTACCAGCCAGCACTCCTCACAAAGTGGGCCATCGTTGGCAGCAAGCATATCCTCCTCGCATCGCCCAGTCGGGGCCTCGCACTGGGTACAGAGTTGTCGTGTGCCGGGGTAGTGTCGTGAATTCCAACTCTCATGCTCATCTTGGCTGATAGCATGGCGATATCCGCCTGGCCACGTGTTCATTTTTCTCTCTCCTCAACCAACTCCTCTATCCCGACCCCAAGCGCCACCGCCACCGCCAGCAGAGACACAAGCGTCGGGTTCGGACTGTTCCATTTTTCACTCTTGTCATAGTATTCCGGCGCTTCCATCCCCCGCACTGTGGACGCGCTCACCTTCGCCTTGCTCGCCAACTGCGTCGGGCTCCACCCCTTCGCCTCCCGTAGCCGCTTGAGATTGCGGGGCAACGCGGCGGCGGACTGTGGACGATAACTCTTTGTGACTTGCGTATGGCAGAGCCAGTCGTTGATGAGATGGTCGAGAAATTTACTCATACTCCAACTCTCCTTGCGCCTCATCCAGACGCGGCCGATTGCGTCTATCAGCCTCCTCTTTGGCCTGCGCGAGGAATTCAAAGCACTCTGTTCCCTCATCCGGCGGATAGTTTTTAGCGTCGAGGACCATGTAGCGCTCGGAGTCAGCCATGCGCCAGAGGTAGTAGGGCATTAGTCTCCCCCTTTCTCACCCATCGCCTCTTGTTCTTGAATCACGGCATCGAGCTGCCTCGACAACTCCACGTCAAACTGTTCCGCAAGCTGGCGTTCCAACCAGCGACGGCGGAGGCTCAGCATCAGCGCGGAGAGGATCGGGCGGAGTGGGGTTATCATTTTCGCTCCCATCGATCTGTCGGTTCTTGTCGATGAAGTTCAGTTTCCACAAAATGCAGGATCTCTGGAGAAAACGTCAAGTGGACGCTGCCACATTCGGCGTCTCGCGCCTTCGCCACGATCAATTCTCGATCCGATGAGGCGGGGTCTGGCTGGTGGAGCAGTAGGGCCACATCACAATCATGCTCCAACATTCCGCTGCCTCTCAGCCAGTGCATTGAGGGTTTTTGCTTGCCTTCCCCCCGCGTCGTCACCGCCGAGAGGCAAAACACGGCAACATGGTGGGCCAGGGCGAACGCCTTCAGGCCTCGACTCACCGCCTCAAGTTGAGCGCGGGAGTCCTGCCCTTTGGCGCTGAGGAGTTGCAGGTAGTCCACGATCACGAGTTTCACGCCAGAGGTTTGTGCTAGAGCCGCCGTCATCGCCTCGATAGTTGGCGCCTGCGACACGATCCAGCCCTTGCGAATGGACAGTGTTCCCGCTGCTACCGTCAAGGGCCCCCAGTCTGTTGGTTCAAGGGTGCGCTGTCTCATACGCCGAGCACTGATCTTGCTTTCCTGGGCAAGTAGCCTCCGACTGACGGCGGGAACTCCCATTTCCTGCGAGATAATCAGGACACCCCGACTCTGCGAAACGTCCCGGGCGAGTTCGAGGGACAGCGCCGACTTGCCTTCCCCGCCCTTTGCGG